TGTACCAGTACCGGGACAGAGAGATGGTGGTTGGAATCAACCGGACCTTGAGGAGTTTAAGAAAGACTATTTAGGGGTCCACTTCGGAGCTCCTGCAGACGCCTAACAGGAGCGCGGAATGAGGAAAAGACACTTCGCTAGTCGAGGTGTGGTAGCTACGGATAATATATCCACGATCTACCAACGCGAGATCTTCTTTCAAGTAGATCCGATGAAGCTGGATTACCTTGATCCCAAGGATGTTCAGGATATATTCCCCTCAGGTAGTTACATAGAAGTCCAACCCAATCAGTACTTAAAATACCTCCCCGAACTCGAACAAGAAATCTTCTATCTGGTTTTCACTAAGGCCAAGAACCAGAAGGATATTGCCAAGCTCCTCGGCCTCTCCCAGCCCACAATCTCTTATCGTTACCGGCGCGTGATAGCGAAGCTGGCATATATCATGATATTGGTGGCAGTGGACGCCGAGGGGCTTGTCAATTCCCTTCCGTTCTTGAAGGAGCAGGAGAAGAATATCCTCATCGACCTACTGTTCTACACCCACCAGGAGATGGTGGGTAGGAAGTGGGGAGTGCGTCAGTCAACAGTCAAGTGGGTATTCGTGAAAACTAGGAGAAAGCTTGGAGACATGGAACGGGAAGAGCCAGAGACGTGGGCCAATCATTTAGGCTTGATTCTCCTTTTGGAGAGGTTCCTTGGCGTAAGAGTGATGCACTGAGACATTGAGTTTCGCGGTTAGCTGAAGGGTTAACTCAGAGGGTTGAGAAATGGGACGAGACTTACAGAAACTCCCCGATCCACAGGGTATGATTGCGAGAGTCAGGGGAAGGCTTTCTGTACGATGTGCTGTCCGGAAGTCAAAGTTTTGTGAGATCATAATCTCCATGCGAATGCAAGGCATTCCGTACAGGAAGATTGAAGAATGGCTCATAGAACAGGGTGAGGAATATCGAATCTCAGCAGCCACCCTGTTTCGGAATCTGAAGAAGACCAAGTTGAAGGTCGAGCTGCCTTACGCTGAGGAGATGGCGGAGAGATGGGGTGGCCGGATTGATTTAGACTTCGCTAGAGAACTGGCGGGTCAAATTATCGCTCAGAGAGAGCGAGTTGACCACATGCAACGGCAGGAACTGGAATCTCAGAAGAGCAATGCTCGGTATTTCGACCGGCGCCTGAAGCCTGAAAGGGAACTGCTCAACAATATGATCAAGAACATCGCGTCGATGATGAAGTCGCCGCTGGAAGCAGCCCAAGAGGCGGTGGAAGCTAACGCTCTGATTGGAGCTTTAGGGTTCAAAATGAGCGAGGACACAGCTCATCTTCTGAAGGAGATGCTTCTTTCGGGCGAGTTGCAGTACGGTACTGAGGACTCAGAGTTTGGTCCTCATTAATGCTACCCCTTGAAAACATACCGGCCGCTGATAGGTCCATAATTCAGCAAGGCGTCCCAACCCTACGGACTGCTGTAGCGCACCTGTGTAAGACAGACTTCCTCGTGTTTCAGCGTGTGGAGCTGGGCTTTGATATAGGCATCCACCATCGTCGATGGGCTACTCGATTAGCCACGGGGATGGATGTTTGCGAAATGGCTCCTCGGGATCACGGGAAATCCTCGTCTCTGGCGAGAGGATACCCGATCTGGAAGATCAAGTATGATGACTGGGTCAAAGAGGTAATGATCCTGGGTCCAGACCAACCGTCGGCGGTTGAGAACCTCGATAAGCTCAAAGACTTACTGTATACGAGACCGTCACTTCGTTCTCTTGTACCGAAGAAGAAGCGAGATACGTACTTCTCTCGAACGGAAATAGAGCTGACCAATGGCAAGTCTATTAAGGCGAAGGGTATGGGGTCTCCTCTTCGTGGCCGTCACCCTCAATTGATAGTCTGTGATGACATCCTGAACGAATCCAACAGCTTGACTATCGAGCATCAGACAGAGACTCGCCGGCACTTGAACGAAGTCATTATCCCGATGAAGGATAAGGGACAGAAGTGGAAGAGGGATGCGGGATACCGACCTCAACTGGTCATGGTCGGCACCGCTCAAGATCGTGCAGATCTGTACCACGAACTCCAGGCGAACGAGGAGTACATTGGAGAAAAGCTTCAAGCTGTTCTTGATGACGAGGCGCAGACAGTCCTCTGGCCAGAGAGGTACACCTACGATGACTTGATGGCTCTGCGGAGGAAGGTAGGAGCAATCGCCTTCTCGAAAGAGTACCAGAACAACCCGCTGTCTGAAGAGACCACCATCTTTCCGCCTTCATTGTTCGAGCCTCTTAAGGACACTTCGCTCAGCTACGAAATGACGTATACCGGCTCGGGGAAGGTCTTTCTGGGAGTGGACTTCTCAGTACCAGGCTCTCTGGACGGTGACTTTACCGTTTTATTCGCGGTGCTGTGGGATGAGGTTGCGCAAGAGTTTATCCCCTTGAATTTTTGGAGGGCTAGAGTAACCTCCATGCAAGAACAGATCCATAAGATCGAGTTATGGTGTCAATTGTTCAACGTGACACTCGGGTATCTGGAAGACAACGTATTCCAAGGTGTGTATACAAGTTTATTCTCGAAGACCGCCCTACCGTTAGTGGGTCATACAGTCACCCACTCGAACAAGGGGTCTTTAGAGAACGGAATCCTCAGTTTTAGGCCAATGTTCGAGAACGGGGTTTGGAGATTTCCGTATAAGACTACGTTAGATCGTCAGAAGACTGATCTTTTGATTCAGGAGTTCAACGGTGTTCGTCAACGTCGAGGTAAGATAGGGAATGAAGCGTTCCATGACGATATAGTCATGGCCATGTGGCATGCTACTTGTGCTGCTAAGTCCCAATCATTGTTCAACGTGACGTGGGACTAACGAGTAGAGCAGTAAGTTTATACCAACCTCTAAAGAGTAAGAACGATGCAGGCAACCTTAAGTCAGAGAGTCCGTCATATGGTTGGCGACAGTTTCGGCGCTCAGATCGTCGAACAGAACCTTGAAAAGGCAATACAGGAAGCTAGAGATACAGCTGGGTCTCCGGAAGCTGTCTTTTTCGACCCGATGAGTATGTTCATGGGCTTCGACTTCCTAACTCGCAGGACTGGCATTGGGTCCCAACGCTTAGGTTTCTTTGACTTGAGGAGAATGTCGAAAACTCCGATTATCGGTGCGATCATCGGCACCCGAATTAACCAAGTCTCGGCCTTCACCCAGCCCCAGCAAGACCCCTACGATATTGGCTTTCGTATCACCAAGATCGATAAGAATGAGGTTGGTGATCCTGAGATCATGAAGCAGTTGACTGCGTGGATGCTTACTGTGGGTACTCCACAGCACGGAGAGGATCTGCTGGAGACTTTTACCAGGAAGTTCATGCGGGATAGCCTGATACTGGATCAGGCGTGTGCAGAAATAGTCCCAAGAAGGGACGGACTACCCGCATACCTGGTGGCAGTTGACTCCGCTACTATTCGGAAGCTGAGAGCGAGTCTTGAGTACTTTCAGCCAAATCAGGACACCCTGTTTTACGCTCAGGTGTTGCAGGATAGAGTCGTGGCTGAGTTTACCAGGGAGCAGATGATCTTCGGGGTCAGAAACCCATCAACAGCACTGGTTAACGCTGGCTACGGCCTACCAGAGCTAGAGATCCTGGTGAGAGTAGTGAGCACAATGCTCAACGCCGAGAGCTATAATGCTGGTCAGCTGACTCAGGGTGGTACCTCGAAGGGTATCATGGTCGTGAAAGGCGACGCTCCTCCTGATCAGATGGACACCTTCCGGAGAGATTTCCGAGAAGCCATTCGAAATGCAGCGGCGTACTGGAGACCTCCGGTTTTGCATATCGGAAAGGATGGAGACATCGATTGGGTGCAACTGGACCGATCGAACAGGGACATCGAGTATTCTGAACTGCTTAACTTTTTGGTCAAGGAAGCATCCGCCGTATTCCAGATGGATCCGAGCGAGATTAACTGGCAGGTAGGCGCTGTGGGTTCGGCAACTACCTTCGAGTCAAGTGCTGAAGCCAAGCAGACCATGTCTCAGAAGAGAGGCTTGCAACCACTGCTGAAGTTCTTATCA